CCCGATGGCGTGTTGCCGCCGGGCGAGGGTTTGATTTCCGGTGCCTTACCACTGATGAAGGCTGAGGTGCGCCCGGCTGCGTTCAGAATAGCGGTTGCCAGACGATCCGGAATAATGCTCCTGCGCGCCCATGAACTGAAATGTGTCGGGCGGTTTGATGATACCTGGTTTCCATTCGTTCTCGATGCCGCACCGTAATATCCTGATGCCGGAATATCCGGATCTTCTGCCGGCGCGTTAGTGGCGGTATTGACGCCGTTACCGTCTGTCATGAAGGGCACAAAATAAACGCCCTCACTCTCCCTGTTTTTATACCCGCCGTACACGGTGTCGTACTGGGTAGCGTATGTATTTTTCCAGTAATACGTCGTGTCACCACAAATCCACGGCACATCTGCAGCACTGCCACCATGGCACTGCGCGTTAAACACGGAGAGGTCAGCACGAAACTGTGTCAGCATGGCTGTAAACAGCGCAGGTTGCTGTGCGTGGGTGGCGGCGCTCATGTCAAACTCACCCTGCATCCAGCAGACGGCCAGCAGAACGTTTTTGGGATTCTTCTGCAATGCAGCTTTAGTGCGCGAAATCAGGTCCTGATATAACGGTTTACCCACACCCCAGCGCGCCGAATCCTGGCTGGCCCCCGCGTCCGCACTGAATGTCCCCTCCGCGCCCTGGGTGAATGCCGAACCACCACGACAGCATGGTACCAGCAGGATCCCCGCGTTATTCGGGATATACGGGAGCAGTTTTTTGGCAATATGTAAGCCCTGGCCGACACAGCCGTACTGCCCTTTGCTCAGGTCTGCCTTCGGATGATTCAGCGTACTCATATCCTGCACATCATGCAGACAGTGGTCAGCCGGGATGATGTCGTTATACGTACAACTCTCTCCACCCGGAGTTACCGTGCTGCGGCGCGCCAGCTGTTTAATGCGCGGATCCGGAGCATCGTAAGAATCCGGTAACGGAAGCCCTTCACCGTAGGCCATGCCGTTGGACTGTCCGGCAAGCACAACCACGTAGAACCAGTCCGGCTCAGATGAAGGGCCGACCTGTGGATCTCCTTCAATAGCCACCGCCTGCATCAGTGTGTACGGCGTAATGGCAACCGGTCCGCCATATGGCTGCCAGCCCTCTTTCAGTTTGTGTGTCAGCTTTTCCGCAAGGTCTGACGGCGACGCCGCCCTGACAACATCATAGTGTTTAAATGCCATGAATCCTCCCGGCCGGGATAATATTGTGAGTAAAATGAGGAGCGGGCTGAAGTCCGGAGGTTACAGGACAATGGCAGAAGAGAGACAACAGCCCGCAATACGAAAAAGGCCGCGCTATTGCGCAGAGTGATTACTGTCGGATATTATTCGCCAGCTGAAATATTACTTCACGTTTTGTTGTTTATTCCTTGCCGCCCGCGTCTCCCTGCGCGGGCTTTTTTTGTCCATAAGAAAGCCCCTCCGGAGAGGGGCTGGAGAGTGGCGCTATGTGCCATTGCATGGTGCCGGGTGCCTCCCGGTGAATTCAGTACCAGCACCTGAATCCGCGATTATCCCATATACCTACTCGCTGATTGCCCCTCCGCACAGGGGGATTCACCATGCCAGTTTCTTTTAACAAACTCCCCGCAAACCAGACAACAGTCAACCGCCTGAATTGTGAGACATTTAAAAAAAAGGCCCGCAAAAGCGAGCCAGGGAAAATAAGTGTGGCGCGTTGTACTGGATTCGAACCAGTGACCGATTGCTTAGAAGGCAATTGCTCTGTCCGGCTGAGCTAACAACGCATGATGCAGATAATGGACCGCCATCGGGGACTTGAACCCCGCGCAGCCAGCTTCGAAGGCTGGCGCTCTATCCCGATGAGCTAATGGCGGTATGTGATGGTGGCCCTTGCTGGATTTGAACCAGCGACCTGGCGATTATGAGTCGCTCGCTCTCACCACTGAGCTAAAGGGCCGGGAGCCGCATAATAACGACGCGTAATTAATTCTTCAATATCATCCGTTCTGGCTGACTAAATCCTGTACTTCCCGAACCGTCTGCTCAAAACGTTCAGTCTCCAGCTCAACGCCAATTGCACGACGCCCGAGCGCCAGTGCCGCTTTCACTGTCGAACCCGACCCCATGAAAAAATCTGCAATCAGGTCACCCGGACGACTGCTAGCGCTGATTATCTGCTGCAGCATTTCTGCCGGTTTTTCGCACGGATGTTTCCCGGGATAGAACTGCACCGGTTTATGCGTCCACACATCGGTATACGGCACCTGCACCGTCACGCCAAAATACCGCCGCAGATGCTTATATTCACTCAGCAGTTCCATATACTGCCGGTTCAGCTCACTGTATGTGCTGACCAGTTGGTAATGGGACTTTTCCAGTTCTCCCCGCTGATGTTTCTCTTCTGCCACCCGGGCAAACAGCGACTGTAATTTCAGATAATCGCTTTCGTTCGGTAGCTGCCACTGACTGGCACTGAACCAGTGCGACACCATGTTTTTCTTTCCTGTGGCATCTGCAATCTGTTTTGCCGTTATCCCAAGAGCAGCACGCGCATCACGAAAGTAAGAAATCAGCGGGGCCATCACATGCTGTTTCAGTGCCCTGCCCTTCGCCTCATCGCCATCATCTTTCGGACGATACGGCCCCTGATAATGTTCCGCGAACAGAATGCGTTCTGTGGCCGGAAAATACGCCCGCAGGCTTTCCTTGTTGCACCCGTTCCAGCGTCCGGACGGCTTCGCCCAGATAATATGGTTCAGCACATTGAAGCGTTCACGCATCATGATTTCAATGTCAGATGCTAGGCGATGGCCACAGAACAGGTAAAGACTTCCGGCAGGTTTCAGCACCCGCCAGAACTGCGCCAGACACTGGTCCAGCCACTTCAGGTAATCATCGTCGCCCTTCCACTGGTTATCCCAGCCCTCGGGCTTCACTTTAAAGTATGGCGGGTCTGTGACTATCAGATCGACAGAGTTTTCCGGTAAGGTCTGGATAAATTCCAGGCAATCAGCGTTGATTAACTCACAACTGGATATTTTTACAGTATTAGCCATAGATCAATAAGCACTTCTCTGATAGGCTCATACCGCTTTTGCGCAAAGCAGATGGGCCTGAGGTTTGCTTGTGACCCCAACGCATGAGCAGATGGCTGGCAGGTGCCGCTAACACCCACCAGCCGCCCATTACCACAAATAAAAAAGCCTTCACTGAGGAAGGCGTCTGTAACAACCGAACTGATAATCTGCCAGACCCGCCATAACAAGCTGGGTCAGTATTAACTGGCAGCGTTCGCGTGAAAGATAAGTGTTCTGCGCAATTTCCCCGGCGGTCGCCGGTTCGGTGACGCTTAATTCATTAAACACCACTCTGGCGGTTTCGGTCATATCCTGCTGTTTTAGCATGCCTTTTTCCATTTTCCGGTTAACGTGACATACCAATAACTCTTGTCGAAAAAGCCAGCAAGTTGAAAGACCGGTATTAGCAACCACCAGCGCGTTTAACGCCCCGTGCCGTTTTTCAGTCATAAAAAAACCCGCAAAAAGCGGGCTCTTTCAAATGTCCATGTCTGCTATTCGCCTCGCGGTACAGCTTTGCGAAGCTTACCGGAATTGAAGCAGTTTTTACGTCAAAAAGCAATAACTTTTTTCTCTATACCAAAAGCCATAACCATTGGTTTGTACAAAATAAATTCTGCCACCTTTAGCCAATGCTCAATGCGTCTTTCACAGGTTCTTAAACTCCATTCCGGATGTGCATCATTCAGCAGTTCAGCCATTTTGCGCTTAGTCATCCCCCGCCCCACATAACGCTGACTCAGAACATTGAGCAGCCCGGGATAACCTGCCAGTACTTCACCAATAACCCTGTCGATTATTAACGCCTCTGAATCGGTACAATGTGCCAGCCAGCTTTTTTGATTGCCGTTGATCATATCCCGCAAAAAAGCCTCAAGTTCAGGTTTGTCCAGACCCGCTTTTTTCATCCTCCGGAGCGCCTCGTTAATTGCCGTTTTTGTCAGCTTTTTAGAGGTCAGTAATTGGTTGAACATATTTCCCGTCTTACCGTCGCCAATATACGACCAACGCCCCCACATACGCAGTTTCCCCTGGATCCAGACACTTTCCAGCGTTTTCAGGCGTAAATGCTCACCGCTTTTGCCTGTAATTTCCGGGTATATCATATTTATGCTCACTCACTTTCAATTTTGTAAATCTTCACGCCCAGCCGCCCACCAGAAACGAGCTGACCGCGCACAATATTGATTTCATCAAACTGCTCGTCGTCTATAAGTAGTCCGGCATGCGTAAGCGCATCCAGTGGTGCCTTCAGGATATTGTCCAGGTCGCGGCGGCGCTTATCCGGTGGCTCTGCAATAATCTTTATCGCCAGCCTTCCGGACAGGTTTAATTTCAGCCACTGCTGGCGAACAATAAGTGCCACATCCCGGCGATAACGCTCACCGGCTTTTGACACAAAATATGTGCTGCCACGACGTCGCCAGTAGGTGTTCACCGTCGGCGGGTAAGGCAAAACAAATTCTATGCGTTCAGTCATTCATGCTTTCCACTTCAGGACACCCGAATTTCTCGCGTGCATTAAAAAACGAATCAGCAACAACAGCTGGCTGCCGTGTTTTTCTTCAAAATCTTTTACCCCGGCGTGCAGTTCGTTATGACATTTACGGCACAGCGGAATAACAAACAAATCATCAGCCTTTGTTCCCATCCCTCCCAGTCCATGACCAATGATGTGATGCGGATCATCTGCCTGATTACCGCACGTCATGCATTTCTGCGTTTTTACCCAGCGCGTGTATACAGGCATCTCTTCCCGTTGTGGTTTCTGGCGCTGGAGATACTGAGCCGGTGACTCCGGATCAACGGCAATGCTGACCACCGTCTTTTCCTGTGGCGGGTTTTGCTGGTGGGCGTGAGGCAGCAGCGCAAGATTTTTTGTGCGCTGCTTCAGTATGCTGGTGGCGGTCTGCTCTCCCGGTACGATGTCGCTTTCGCGGTACACCGAGCGGATTTTTTCCGCACGCAATCCCAGAGAACGACGTAATACTGCCTCCGGCAATACGTCCGCTACCTGATTGCAGACCGCCCACCAGGATAATTCAGCCAGCGATAACTCCCGCTCCTGTGTACCGTTTATTGCGTGGCGGATGACGTCAATCATCCAGGATGTCAGGTTTTGTTGAGCAAGTTGCCCGAGTGATTCGGAGGTCTGGTCGCGCAGCTGGTTGTCGCAGTGCCAGCACAACACCATTGCGCCGGTACCATAACGGTGAATGACGGTTTCACTGTGGTGATAATCGCCGTGTGGCCACTGGCAGGATTTAACATGGCGCAGTAACCAGTCAGACAATGCGCCAGCGCCACCAGCAGCACGAATCACTCGTTCGTCGCTGAAAAATGGCAGTAATGATTTATCCTCCGCCAGCGGCTGGCGAACGGCAGGAACGACCCCGGACGACAGATTACGCATGCTTTTCGGTTCCGGCTCCACCAGTACCCGGGTATTGTGGAATACCGGCATGGATTCACGGCCCGGCTTAACGATCACCAGCCCGAGTTCCGGTACCAGAACAGGTCGAAGTAATACCCGCACGTTACCTCCAGATGCGTTGCTGGAATGTGCGGGACGGACGCGGTGGGCGTTCAGAGTAAGGAAGCCTGACGGAGATTATCCAGTGACGATAATCGAGGCTGAGGGCTTTCTTAATCCCGTATCCGTGTCTGCGGTAGCACTGAATTAGCCATTCAGCTTGTTCTTCAGTACATGGGGGATGCTGGTACCAATCAGATTTGAATGTGCGGGAACGCCGCCCGTGCCTGCTGGCAAAGACAGCTGAATTATCAGAATTGTGTGATTTGGTATTGTGCGCCATCGTCTTTCTCTGCTGGCGCAGCAGGTGCCAGTTGTTCAGGCTGACGTGCGAATTGTAAACCAGAATGCCAGGAAAAAACAAAACCCGCCGAAGCGGGTTTTGTCAGTACTGAACATCAAGCTGCGTGCTTGCCACTACAACTGCAAAGTGGGATCGGGAAAGGCTTCCCTTTTTTCGCGTGGCGCATTACACCATCTACACACACAGAGTAGCGAAAAATGATCTCACATGGACAGCCACATTTGCGACAGGTACCCATTGCCATGATTTCGTTTTCCCTGCTCACCTGTGAATCCACACAGGTTGCACTTTGTTGGGAGAACCACTACACTTCGCTTGTCTACAAAAAGTGTTGTGATTGGATTATCTCCATACACTACGGAATGTGTTAGCGCACTTTCCGTCCCTAAAAGCCCTGTTAGCGCAGGGCTTTTACATATAAAAATCGAACGACATCTGTTGTGTTCTCACGCCAATTGTTTCCAGTACGATATCCGCAAATGTATCTGCCTGCCATTCTGCATCCTCAATACGAGTAGGTTCTTTAACTGAAAAGTGTAAAACTGCTTTGTGTCCAAGAAGCAAATGACCTAGCTCGTGGAAGATAACAGCAAGTGCATGCTCTTCCCCAAGGCAAGCATTCACATATATTTTATTGGGAACCGTAATTGTTAGAGAAGCGGGGTCACAATGTCCGATAGTTAGATCATACGTCAGAGCCTCCCACTCTTTGTCGGTCCTGACGTCAAGAGTAACCCCATAAATTGACAGGCTTTCAAAGAACATATCATAACGCTTTCTTTTGCGCTTTGAGGCTGTAAGACCAATAGCATTACAGAAGTTTATAGCTCTGTAGGCTATTTCTTCTTCTTGCATCGGTGACACCCTGTTACCTCTCATTTGATACATAATTACCCCTCATTGTTATTAATCTTTTGCAATAAATCTGCAAAACTCTTTAGCTGTTCCGGCGTAAACTGCGACTTAGCGAATCCCGCTACAAGCATTTTCTGTTGCTGAGACAAACCGTTTACTGGAACTGAGTCATTCGCAACTGCCGCTAACTCCTGTAACCCTTCAATTTCTACACCTTTGGCCTTGAAGTAAGAATCAATCTTCTTAACCCACTTCAGAGGTATTTTTTTGCTACCAGTTTCTAAACCGCTAAGAAACGCTGGCGTAGTGCCCAGTTCTTGAGACATAGTCAGAAGAGTACTGTCAGTATCGATCCTCGCTTTTCTAACGGCCTTACCGAATTCAGTGAGTGCCATGATTTTATCCTCAATTTGTTGATTTAGCAGACTTGCCTAACGCAAGCCTGATGGGCGCTTAAATTCTAATTCCTAAAATTTACCATATACGAAAGCAAAGTAAACCTTTTTAGTTAAAAAAATCTCCTTTAAGGGAATTTTTTTCACAAAAAGAACAAAACCCGCCGAAGCGGGTTAAGTGCGGGTGCGTTGAGGATGCCTGACACATCAGAGGTGGCGAGGGATTTCTCCCCCGCCAGGTCTCTTACTCCTCAGGTTCGTAAGCTGTGAAGACAGCGACCTCCGTCTGGCCGGTTCGGATTCGTACCTCGCAGAGGTCTTTCCTCGTTACCAGTGCCGTCACTATGACGGTTAAACAGATGACGATCAGGGCGATTAACATCGCCTTTTGCTGCTTCATAGCCTGCTTCTCCTTGCCTTTCGGCACGTAAGAGGCTAACCTACATGTGCAAGTCATAGATATGGCCTCAGATTAATGTTAAGCGTCTTGCCGGACACGTAATGTTAACTGGGGCTTTTCTCTGTCTGCCTTACGGCGGCATGCCCGAGGCAGACAGCCTCAAGCACCCGCAGCAATTCTACTTAACTCTCGCTTTACAGCAAACCGTTTTTGCCCGATATGGGAATTCCCATACGGAATGAATTCAGTTCCCCAGGCGATCCATCAAAAACACAACCAGGCAGTAAACACCCACAACAGCAATAACAGCCAGAGCGCCTTCCATTACCAGTGAAATATCATCCGACATATTCCCTCCCTTGGTGTGAATTCCGGCGAACGTTTTTACCCCCACCGACAAATAACATATACTAGAAAAGCAATAACTATAGCAACGCCTGCAAATGCATCGGGCCGGCTCATTGGTGCGCCCCCTGTATCGCTTCTACTGCGATCTGACTGGCGTATTTGTTAATGGTAACGATAAGTTCTTGCTCGGCCTCATCCAGACAACCACCGATACCTCGCCTGTCACCTTCAGAAGCATCGAAATCTGCACGAACCCTGGCGACCTTCAGGATTGCGGACAACACCTCATCAGGGATTGCCGGAGAGTTGGTTGACGTTTCCGAGGTTATCCGAAAATTATTGGTTGACGAATTCTTATTTTCCCGAAAGTTTTCGGCATGAAGCATGGCGGTGTTATACCCATCCGCGAAAATCTCTGCTTCTTCGTTATTCAGTTCGGCACCAAGTTTAAGCGCAATAGCTTTTGCCATTGAGGCGGTAATTTGATGGCATGGCTGACGTCCATGAAGCATGGCGTCGCTCCGCTCTATGCCATCCAGCGCAATTCGAAGCGCATGAATTGTAGTAATGCTATCGTTTGGGGTTATTCCGTATCGTTCGAATACAGCGATATGGTTGCGCATAATCGCAGGTGTAAGCTCTTTGTAAGCAAGAGCAAGAGGTCCAGATACATCGTTCAGCACTACCGTCATCGGTGAGGCGGCGTAGACTTCAATAATCCCAGTATCAATAGGCCATTCCCCATCCTTGATATAGTAACTTGTTCCGTCAACTTGCTGTTCTACAATGTGGAAAGCACCTATTGGTTCTGCTTCCAGCGATGCCAGTGCAATTTTGAATAACTCGCCCTCTACCCGTGCCATCCCTGAATTGGAGTAGCATTTCGCAATCGCTATTTTTAATTTGGCTTCTTCGATTAATTTCTCTTTGGTTAATTCAGTCACTTTTCATTACCGCCCTTTCGGGCGGCCTCCTGACATTAATCGTTGTGATAACTCATAGCTTCATTTGCAGCATCAACTGGATCAACATCCCACCAGCAATAATTTGGGTCGACACCTTCAGGTGTCCACGGCTCTAATTCATTTTTTGCTACATTCTCGTCACCAGTAATTTTAAAAATCTGCTCAGAGAATTTTTTTACCCACTCGTTATATTTTTCCGCGTTAATGGTTTTCTGTGTATTTAACATAGATATACCTCCGGTTAAGGATTAAATTTTATTTACAGTGCTGATTTAATATTCAGTTCTGGCTTTTGTTGCCCTGCGTATCCGCGCTTTCGCGTTACGCTCAATCTGAATTAGCTTTTCTATATTTTTTCGCCTTTCCTGTTCCTCCTGGCGCAATAGCCTTACATCATCTGCCAGTCTGGTTTCTCTTTTAGCCACAGAGAGCATCCAGTCAAACGGCTCCACAACTGCACCACAGATTTTGCAGCGGACCTGACGCTCTTTTTCGTCAACCCGGACAGAAGCGTGATGGCAGTATGGTCTTTCCGATGGCTCATAAAGAAAATTAACCTGATTACGTGGGTCATCCTCTTTTACCGGAAATAAAACGATATTGCTTAACTCATCTTCTGGTTTTATTTCCATGCTCCTCTCCTTTGATGCGAATGCCAGCGATAATTGAAGCCTGATAGCTAATTTTACTCACAGCCCCCCCTGATAATTTCCCTGATAAAACGCCAGCACTCGCTGCATAACTTCGCTCTTCCGGCACTCGCGACAGATTATATTCAGGCGCCTGTCGTAGCGACGTATTTCTCCGTCTGGTAATGACCATATAAGGTCAGGATCAACCACAACCGGTTTCTTCAGCTTTGCCCTCGATAATTTTTTGCGGGCGTTTTGCCAGTCCTTACGAGCCTGTTCAGAGGGGAATAATCCGTAGCCTGAATTGTAAACATCACCACTGGCGACCAGTTCTCTGGCGAGAGTGCTTATGTAATACCTTGATGCACCGGTTTTAGCCTCCAGAGCCCGTAACGTCTCGCGACCGCTCAGACGTACAAGTTCAATAACCTGCCCTTTAATTTTTTCTCGCTCTTCTTGTGTAAAAACTTTTGCCACAAGTCCTCCTGAAAATTACCCCATGACCTGAAATCTGTTACCCTCTGAATCCCGGCGGAATTTCGGTGTCCGGTTCAGAAATATGATTAACACAACGCTGGTTGTTCGTGCCGCTTACCGGGAGCAACCAGGGGTTTTCAAAATTCCGGTCCGGTCCAAAAAACGTCGTCGCTCGCTGAACAAATTCCGTTCCAGTTTTCCCGGTAACCGCCAGATATCTTGCGTAACGCCTCACGCCATCCAGCATGGCCTCTGGTGGCACCCCCTCGCGTAATCTGGCCTTCCAGGCACTGAAAGCGGATTTCTTCGGGTTTGCCCCGGCACGCAACGGGTACTCCCGCCAGACCTGTTCGAACACATCCGGATAATCCACTCGTCCCACAGACTGCCCGGTGTTTTCCGGGACTACCCGATCGGCTTCCCACTGAATGGCGGAATCGGCTTCAGGCTGCTGCAGTTGGAGTGATTGCTCCGGCCTTGCGGTCATCACCTGCTGCACAGCGCCCGAATCGGCTTTCAGCGCATACGCTGAATCGGCTTCCGGTGTCGTGCCTGCTGGCTGACCAGGATTGACGGTCTGAACATCCCCTGCCTGGTTCGTGGCGTTTTTTACGCCATGGACCATAGTGTTTTGATCTTCTTTATCTGTATCTTTATCTGTATCTTTATCTGTATCTTTATCTGTCGTGACTCGTCGTGACATGTGCGTGACATTTCGTGACGCGCCGTGACAATCGCCATTTTGTTCCCGCTTTCTTTCCCTCTCTCGCTGCGCCCTCTTGCGCTCTGCAGGAGATTTTGCGGTTTGCGAAATATTGCCGTTGTCCTCTTTCAGCACCTGGCGTTTTTCCCATCCAGTGATTAAATCACCATCAAGTACCCGCCCCTGCATCGTCTGCAAAATTGAATCAATTACCTCTTCTGTCACGTCGAGCGCACTTGCCAAATCTTCTGTCGTGACATCAATGTGACCTCGCGTGACATTTCGTGACGCGCTCACCAGGAGGTGGATATACACTGCCATCACTGTTGCAATTGGCTGCCCTGACACCCTGGCAATTGTTCGCCACTTAGGGTCATTTGGCATGTCATGCCATAATCTGAGCCAGGCGTTGGCCATACTCACCTCTTTTGATACCGAATCTTTTTACTCACAAATTGCCGGAAGTGATCCGGTATGAATATTGCGAGTCAATGCACAGCCACAATATTTCCTGCAGGGCCACCTCGATTTATCTGGTTGAAACCAGCGATCGCCACTGCGACAAAATCATCAGCGTCTCTCACCAGTCGCTCCCGCGTCTCCACCAGCTCCCGAAAATAAGCTGAACTGTGGCTGCGCATTCTGGCCACCAGCAAAGGTGGCATTGCCTTTTCGATCGCTGGTAACAACGCCTGAATTTTTTCAACTGCATCATGGGTGTCTTTCTCTACCCAGCGGAAAATTTTCTGGGTATTACGGGCTAGGGCTTCCGGATGGCTGTCGTCATACAGTTCCGGGAACGTCATTCCCAGCTCGAAATACGCTTTGGTAATTTTCGCAGCCGGTACTTTTTCGCCGTCCGGATGCGCCCAGACATTCATCGCCATGCGGATGTGTTCATGCTTGATTTTCATGAATCATTCTTTCCTTCGTTTGAGGTGCTATCCTGCTTCTTGTAAAGTTCTGGGTTGTATTTCAATTCACCGTTAGTAATTTCATCCAGTTCCATTGCGCGAAGTTTGGGAATAACTGCTTTCCACCGCACAACAGCCACATGTGAAATTCCAAGAGCCTCAGCTACTAGTCGCTTTTTTTTGAAATAGCGCAGAACATCATCTTTGAACATAAAACTCTCCTGTTATTTCGAGTAGAAGGGTAACAATAGTTACATAACAATGTCAACCATAGCAACATCACTTGGTAGTAACATTGGTTACATGAAAAACACTATCAGCGAACGTATTCGGAATCGTCGAAAAGACGTTGGATTAACCCAACAGCAGGTTGCGAAAGCAATCGGCATATCTCGTGTATCCGTAACAAAATGGGAAAATGGCTCTTCAAAACCTGACGGTGAGAATTTGTATCTACTGTCAAAATTGCTTTCCAAATCTCCTGAATGGATTCTTTATGGAAAGGACGGTCACGATAAAGCCGATGATCTGCGTCTGAATCAGTACCCTTACATTAGTGACAACATCGCCCGGTTGCCCGTTTTAACGTGGGAACAGGCTGGTTATTGGGATATGAGTTGTCCAGTAACCGAGATTCCTGGTATTAAGAATTGGGTTGATGTCATGACAAAAACCGCTGAAAACTCTTTTTTATTGCATGTTGAGGGAGATGCGATGACAAACTCTAACGGCCTCCCAACCATCCCCGACGGATCTACCGTGCTGATCACACCATGCTCAAGTAACATTAGAGAACTGGTGGGAAAAATAATCTTAATCCAATTGGAAGGAACGCCAAACGTAACACTAAAAAAAGTTGCGATTGACGGACCAAACATCTATCTGTTGTCACTGAATCCGCTTTACAAACCCATCGAACTGAATGGTGGTTACACCATTAAAGGTAAAGTTTCACAAATACATCAATACTTAGACTGAGTCAGAACCCGCATTCATTGCGGGTTTTTCATGCCCTCAAATGTACCTTTTGCAACATTGTATTGACTCGAAAGGTAACTCTTGTTACCTTAACAACATACCAACCCACCCCGCCCCACAGAACGCCGGGCAATACTTCGAGTTACCAAGCAGTGGTCAGGGGGTAAGTAGCCAGCCCGAGGCGTATGAACATGACGGCGGGAACACTTTGTATAACAGCGCAGCAGGTTTTTAGTTCCGCTACCCCAGCGTTAAGGGGAAATGAGGTCAGCATGGATACTATCGATCTTGGCAACAACGAATCTCTGGTGTACGGCGTGTTTCCCAACCAGGACGGCACGTTTACCGCGATGACGTATACCAGAAGCAAAACGTTTAAAACTGAAGCTGGCGCGCGTCGCTGGTTAACCAGAAACACTGACTGATGAGGTTGACGATGGAATTTAAAGATTTACCAGTACCATTCCAGGAAATGGCATCGAATGTGGTTCGCTCTCAACTGGCGACTCTTGACCTGAGTACCGTAGAAAAAGAAACCATCGATACTATATCCGGTAACGTGCGTCGTGCCTTTATCGGTCTGTACGAAGAGAAGCAGCTCTCTGATAACCAGGATTTACATGAAAAATACTTCCTGGAATTAATGGACATCATTAATAAAGGATTTGGCTTGTTAATGAAAAAGAAAGGGATTCGAATAGCTCCCCTTGAAAATCATTTTACAGCGAGCAGTATTAATTCCTGTGATTTAAAGCATCACACATCCGATGGGAAAGTTGAATCAAACAACAAAATATCAATTAATCATTAATTTATTCACAGGTGAGGTAGAGTGCGTGCGCCGGACACGGATAAGAATCCGGCACTGACAGTTTACTGAAAAGGATATATCCCTGAAAAGTCAGGGCATAACACGAAAGCGCCCGGCGAAGTTAGTCTCTCTGTATAGGTCGTCGTTAAATTTAATTCGATCGTGCGCTTCCGGTTGTGGCAATCCGCGAAATGGCGCGGCGGTAAGTATGGCGGGGTTATTCCTTCCCCGTTGAGGACACCGGTTTGTCAGGTTGACCATACGCTTAAGTGACAACCCCGCTGCAACGCCCTCTGTTATCAATTTTCTGGTGACGTTTGGCGGTATCAGTTTTACTCCGTGACTGCTCTGCCGCCCTTTTTAAAGTGAATTTTGTGATGCGGTGAATGCGGCTAAGCGCACGCGGAACAGTTAAAGCTAAAAACAGTGTTATGGGTGGATTCTCTGTATCCGGCGTTAATTATTAACTGGTTAACGTCACCTGGAGGCACCAGGCACCGCATCACAAAATTCATTGTTGAGGACGCGATAATGGAAACGTTATTACCAAACGTTAATACGTCTGAAGGTTGTTTTGAAATTGGTGTCACTATCAGTAACCCTGTATTTACTGAAGATGCCATTAACAAGAGAAAACACGAACGGGAGTTATTAAATAAAATATGCATTCTTTCAATGCTGGCCCGTTTACGTCCGATACAAAAAGGATGCTGGCAATGAATACAGCATTTGCACTTGTTCTGACAGTTTTTCTTGTTTCCGGTGAGCCAGTTGATATTGCAGTCAGTGTTCACAGGACAATGCAGGAGTGTGTGACTGCAGCAACCGAACAGAAAATTCCCGGTAACTGTTACCCTGTCGATAAAGTTATTCACCAGGATAATAACGAAATCCCGGCAGGTCTTTAAAACAGTTCCGTAATAAACATCCGATTTCATTCTTATATGCCAGCAAT